TGAGTGGTAAATAATTAAAATTCAGAATAAAATGGCTAAGCTTTACTTTCGTATTGGTGCAGATTTTGATAAAGTTATCAAACTCCGTGAGGAAATTGCAAAACTAAAGAACGAGTTGAAAACTATGGATTCAACTCAATCCCCTGCTGCTTTCAAGGCTCTCAATACTCAACTGTCTACCTCCACGCAAAAAATGAATGAATTAGTGGCGAACGCCGCTAAAGCCGGTGCCGAGATGGAAATGGGATTTAAGAAAAAGATATTTGATGCCTCACAATCTGTAAACGGATTTATGGAGAAGATTATAGCCCAGAAGAATGCGGTTGGTTCTCTTCAATCGACTATCCGTAAAAATAAAGAATTATATAAAACGATCGTATCAAGAGGAAGTGAAGACAAAGAATTACTTAATCATATTAGAGAGCAAGAAAGGACGCTTGGCAAAGAGCGGGATTCTTTATTTAGGCTGACCCAACAACAAGCAGAAGCACGCCTTTCCGTAAAGAAGCTACGCGATGAATATGCCTTATATAAAGATGATGCTAAGGATGTTGCTGAAACAAATAAAGGTATTGCTATTTCATGGAAGAAAGCGTTAGCCGTTATCGGTGGAGCAGGTGTGCTAAAGGCATTAGGTTCTGAAATTATTCGGGTGCGTGGGGAATTTCAGGCAGCTGATACTGCTATTCAGACTCTATTGGGTAGTAAGGAGAAAGCAGATGTTTTAATGAAGCAGGTACGTGAGTACGCTAAAATCTCTCCATTAGAGTTTTCTGATGTAACGAAAGCTACACAAATGATGCTTGGTTTTAATATTGAGGCAGAGAAAGTACCACGTTATTTGCAGGCTATTGGCGATGTTTCTATGGGAGATACCCAAAGGTTCAGTTCTCTAACATTAGCTTTTTCCCAAATGTCCGCTGCCGGTAAATTGATGGGGCAAGACCTCAATCAGATGATTAATGCAGGGTTCAACCCTCTCCAGCAAATTTCCGAAAAGACAGGTAAGTCTATCGCCACTCTGAAAGAAGAAATGTCTAAAGGCGCTATCTCCGCAGAAATGGTTCAACAAGCGTTTATAGACGCTACTTCCGCAGGTGGAAAGTTCTATAATATGTCTGAGAACGCTTCAAAAACAATCAATGGGCAGTTATCCATGATGCAGGATGCGATGGATGCAGCCTTTAACGAGCTGGGGCAGAAGTCGGAAGGTGTAATCATGGATGGTATTCAGATGACCACTTCACTGATTGAAAACTATGAAACGGTGGGGAAGGTATTGGTTGGGTTAGTTACTACTTATGGAGCGTACAGAACTGCTGTGATGTTGGCTATCATGGCGACAAGTAAACATACGATAGCTGAAGTAGCTCTTACTAATGCTCGTGTATTGGCACGAAAAGCACAATTAGCTTTAAATGCAGCTATGCTTACTAATCCTTATGTTTTGTTGGCTACCGCCGTTATTGGGCTTGGTGCTGCAATGTGGGCTTTCTACGATTCGACAACCGCGGCGGAGAAAGCGCAAAAAAGATTTGACGAGCAAAAGAAACAGTCTATTAAAAAAGAGCAAGAACATAAACAAAGGCTTGAAGAATTGATTTCCACCCTTCAAAATGAATATACCTCTTCTATGGATAGGGTGAAGGCAATGGATGCAATAAAGAATGAATATCCCGCTCTCTTCCAAAAATACATAGATGAAAAAGGACATATTAGAGACTTGATAGCTTTATGGAAAGAATACAATGAGGAAGCTGGAAAAAGGAATGTAGAAGAGAATAAAATTAATTACAACAACTCTAAAAAACTAATTGGTGAATACGAACAGGTTATCGGATTATGGAAAAGGTTCGGAGAAGACCCGAATTTTCATAAAAACAGTTTGAATGAATCAGAAAAGCAGCTTGCTGATAAATATAAGAATGAAACTTTATCTACTTTGAAATCAAAATTGGATGAAGAAAGAAATGTCCTCAGAAATTATCAAAAAGAAGTCCGCTCAGATGAACTCGCTCAATGGCAACTTGATTTAAAGAAAAATACTGATGTTCAGCTAAAGGTAGAACTGGATGAAATGAAACGCCTTCAACAAGCAAGGAAGAATAATAAGTGGTATTCCTTGAATGTTGGTGTTGGTTCATTGAAAGGTGCTACGACTGAATCTGAGTTACAAAACAGAATAGATGTACTTGAATCAGAATTAAATTCACGTAATTCTAAAACGGAAACAAAAAATAAATCTTATTGGACTAATCAAAAGAAAGAAGCTAAAAAAAACTTAGAATCTATTGCGTCTTCTCAAAAGAAATTAATGGATGCTGGTAACTTCAAAGGTATAGATGCTGCCGTTGTAAAGAGTTACAAGGATAATGTCAAGAAGCTGAAAGAAGCCGAAAAAGAATTAAAGGTTTATGACACCTCTTCCAAGCAAGAATCTGCTACTGAAAAACTTCGCAAACAGCAAGAAGGCATTCGTTCCCAGAATGATAAGATCTCTGAAATAGAACGCAAACAGGCAATCCAGCGTAAAAGGCAGGCTGAAGATATGGAAATGGAAATCTCACAGTCTGAGATCGATGCCATGACTGAAGGAGCTGAGAAGAAGCGTATGCGGAGGGAATTGGATAACTGGAAAGAGATCCAATCACTGAAAAGACAAAAAGAAGATATGATCCAGGCTGTAATTCAAGCTGAGAAAGAGATTTTTGATGCTCAGGAAAAGTTGAAGGCCAAAGAGAATAACAAATATCAGAAAAAGACTTTTGATTCTTCTAAGGTGGATACAGGAAAGATTAGCTCTATCTGGGATACCATTATAGAAAATACGTCCAAAAAGCAACTTGATGATAAGATACGCGATCAAGAGGCGTCTTGGAACGAATATCTTATCAAGTTTGGCAACTATCAACAGAAAAGGCTGGCCATTATTGAGAAATATGATAAGGCCATAAAGGAGGCCGAAACGGCGGGTGATGCAGCTATCTTGATGAAAGAGAAAGCTAATGCGCTTGATGATTTTGACAACTCCGTGAAGAATAGTACGACTTTAATGGGACAGCTTTTTGTTGATGCTTCCCAAAAGAGTGTGAACGAGATTCAGGGCATCATTGAAAAAGCCGAATTATTGATGCAATACCTCGCTGCCATTAAGGATGAACAGGGAAATGCTCAAATCGGTGGAAAGACAGTTTCAAAGAAGGATATTTTAGGTCTTGGGATAAGTGACAATACCCTTCAAAATTTAGAACTTTCAACTGAGCAAGTTGAGGCACTTAGGAATGCTATTGATCGTTTAAAAGGGGAATTGGGAGGGAAAAGCCCTTTTAAACTTTTCAAAACGCAAGTAAAGCAAGCGACTGATAAGATAGCACAAGGGGGTAAAAAGAATATTGTTCAGGGTATTTCAGAAATCGGGAGTGCTGTGACTCAATTTACTCCTGCTATATCTCAGTTTGGTCAGGATCTTGGTACAATATTTGGCAACGACGATCTTGGTAATAAAATAGCCGGTATTTCTGATGCCTTAGGTGGAGTTGGTCAAACAGCCATGGGAGTTGGTCAGATAATGTCCGGTGATATTGTAGGTGGTGCCATGAGCGCAGTTTCCGGTATTTCATCTGTTGTAAAGGCTTTAGATGGTTTATTTGGTGCTGATTATTCCCGATACAATGAAATGAAGTCCCAATATGAAGCACTCGATTCCGTGTGGGACACTTTAATAGACAAGAAGAAAGAGTATATTAAAATGTCCTATGGGGATGAAGCCTATAAAGTAGGGAAAGAAGCAGAAACCCTGATAAAGCAGCAGACCCAGAGATATTATGAACTTCTGAATGAATTAAGACAAAGCGGCTCAAGTATTGGATCAAGTTCTTTAGGCAAACGAATAGAAAAAAGACTTAGTAAAAAGGATTGGGATAGGATATCCGGTGCTGTCGGTGAATCTGTCACGAATGCAGAGTCATTGCTTAATCTTTCTGCAGAACAACTAAAAGAAGTGCTTGCCGATCCTAAACTGGTATCTGTCCTTAATACTGTAAACGGTGACTTTGTAAAATACATACAGGATATTGTCAATGGCTCTGAGAAATTAGAGGATATACAGAACCAAGTAAAAGAACAGCTTACCCAAGTTTCATTTGATAGCGTATTTGATAACTTTGTCGATACCTTGATGGATATGGATAGTTCGGCAAAAGACTTTGCTAATAATTTTGAGAGGTATATGCAGAAGGCTATGCTTACCACTATGCTTGGTAATAAGTATAAAGCCGAACTACAAAAATGGTATGATGCTTTTGCTGCTGCTAACGATAATAAAACAGGTATTTCTGAGGAAGATTATAAAAAGTTGCAGGAGCAATGGAACGACATTGTTACCGACGCGGTTAAAGAGCGGGATAAATTGGAAGAGTTGCTTGGCTGGACATCCGAATCTTCCTCTCAGGATTCTACAAAAAGAGGATTTGAGGCCATGTCTCAAGATACTGGAGAAGAACTAAACGGACGTTTCACGGCTTTGCAGGCATCCAATGAGGAAATTAAGAATCAGAGCGTAGTCCAATCCAAAGCGCTCAATCTGCTGACGGCAAAGGCTGATACAATTCTTTCTGTGAATACAGAGGTAAGGAATATTGCGGATGATACGAGGAATTTAATTGCTAATTCTTATCTTGAACTGATGCAAATTTCGGAGAATACTGGAGCTATAGTGAAGCCTATTCAACAAATGCAGAAAGATATAGCAGAAGTTAAAAAGAATACCGCAGGCTTAGCTCCCTAAAAGAAGAAGGCAGGAATTTTCCTGCCTTGCTTAGATTTCTTTGAAGGAAAGTTTTGTTATGATTGTTGTATCATTATCCTCGAAAAATATTTCTGTTTTATCCAATGAATACGACTTATTATTCCTATGGAACACAACATTGGGTTTATTAAATTCGAGAATCTTCATATAACTGAAATCATGTTCAATTACTTCTCCTCCAAAATTAAGTTTTAAGATATGCTTTTCCTCCATATTATATAAATTGAATTATGTGCAAATATAACAATAAAAATACAGTTTATGCCAGATTTACTTATAAACAATAAAGACGCATACGCCACATGGGGTGTAAGGATGGGGGACGGATTCCTCGATGCTCTTGGAGCGTCTGCACCGATGAAAGAATTTATAGAAAATAAATCTCGCCTTGAACATGGGAAGAGAGTGATAATAAATAACCCCAAAGTGGATGAACGGGAAATAACGCTTTCATTTACTATTGAGGGCAGTTCCCAATCTGATTATCAATCAAAGAAAAAAGCTTTCTTCGAGGAATTGTACAGAGGTGTAATTGATATTAAGATTCCAGCTAATAGTAACGAGGTCTACCATCTAATCTATCTTGGTAAAAGTGTTTCCTATGCGCAAAGTATAGACCGGACATTTGGTAAGATTTCGAGTAAATTTTCGGAGCCTAATCCAGCAAATAGAACTTAATTTGTGACCTTATTTCTGATGTCACAACAGGAAGCCCGAATATTTAGGGCTTCCTGTTTTTATCTCCGACCTTTGATGTGTTATGGAAAGAGTAGACATCAAAGACATATCTGGCAGTATTCGTTTTTCTACTATTGTAAATGAAGGCTCGAAACGAAAATTCCTTTTAATGAAGGAAGACTATGTTACTGTGAAGTTCAATTTGGATGAACCGATTTTTTTCAAGCTTGGTGATTACATAGATGATGGATATTTGGGAGTGTTCGAGATATGTGACATACAGAAACCTGCTTACAATGCAATAACGGCAAGTTATGATTACGAACTTCGTTTGGACGCTTATTACTGGAAATGGAAAAATAAAATTTTCAAATACACCCCAGAGACAGCCGGACAGGAAGCGTCCTGGAACCTGACCGCTCCACTGGATGTTCAAGTTGGTATAGTCCTGAGAAATTTAAAAGCTCTTGGTTACACATACAAAGGACAGGATTTTGTTTTTTCCATTGACAGCACGGTTGAAAATAAAGCTCAGTTGATGTCTTACGACAACATCAACATTCTTGACGCTTGCTTTGAAATGGCAAAAAAATGGGATTGTGAGTGTTGGGTAACAGAGAATATCATTCACTTCGGGCGTTGTGAGTTCGGTGATCCTGTTAATTGGGAGATCGGTGTAAATGTAGAGGAAATGACACGCACCGACTCGCAATCCGCTTATGCAACCCGTATCTATGCTTTTGGCTCTACAAGGAACATACCTTCCAATTATCGTCCGGTGGATGAATCAGTAGTTGTGAATGGTGTCGTTCAAAGACGATTGATGCTGCCTGCTGGAACTCCTTATATTGATGCCTATCCTAATATGGTTACAGAGGAAGCCATTGAGCAGGTTATTGTTTTTGATGATATCTATCCACGACGTACCGGTACAATGTCGGATATTGCCATTCATAAGTATACTGACAAGATAGAAAATGCAGATGGGACAATAACTGAGGAGAAATGGGATGCTTACCGCTTTAAAGATACTGGCATTACATTCTCCAAAGCCTATGTGCTTGCTGGCGAGGAATTAAAGATAACCTTCCACTCTGGGAAGCTTAATGGTATGATGTTCGGGGTTATATTTAATCCTGATGGAGAACCTGAGAAGTTATCAGATGGTAGTTGGAATCCGGCTGCACAAGTTTGGGAGATAGTACGTAACGAGGATTATGGGCGTAAACTACCTGGTGATGTACTTATCCCCGCAAACGGGGATACTTATGTCTTGACTGGCTGGGACTCAACAAAGATAACACAACTTGGACTCGTATCTGCTGCCGAAGTCGAACTGAAAACCGAAACGGAAAAGTACGTTGCCAAATCAAAGATGGACCCTTCCACCTATAACTGCAAAATGATGTCTGGTGACGCATACGGCGAAGACGGTGTTCATAATCTTTATAGTGCCGGTCAGAAGGTCAAGCTTATTAACAAGGCCTATTTCGAAGATGGCCGGCAATCGCGTGTCATAGGATTTGAACATAATCTTGACTATCCGTTTGATTCGCCTATATTTACGGTAGGGGAAACGGCGGCTTATTCACGTATCGGAGAATTGGAAGAAAAGTTGGATAGTCTTACATTGAAAGGGCAGACTTACAATGGTGGTGGAAGTGGGGTATATATCATTGGGACTAATGATAGTACACCCCCGTCAAATAGAAATGTCTTTTCGGCTTCAAAGTCACTTGCTACCCATTTACGTAAGGATATGCCCGATACTGCTAAAGAAACTGTAACTTTCTCAAAAGGCTTGATAGTGGGTGATACTGCTGCATCTATTGACGAAAATGGTAATGTGGAAGTGGGAAGTGTCACAGCACGCACTAAAGTTAAAGCCGCTACATTGGAAGTAAC